TCTTTTACATCTTGCGACTCAATGCCTTCAGGCATGTCTTGTAATCTTTTTTCAAGGCTCATTTGTAAACACGATCTCCTTGCCGTGGTGTGTGTAGCCTTCTTTGTCTATCCAACTATCTTCATGCTCTAAATTTGCAGTAATCCGTACTGACTTTGCCGCATCAAACATCAACGCAACAATGGCAGGATCAATGTCCTTAATGTCTAAAAGCGCACCCCACATGCGGCCTATGGCTGTGAAGTTTTTGCGAGCGCTCCCGTATTCATTTTGGCGATCATCAAGAACTTCCTCTACTCTTTTGGACACCTACAAGTACCATTCCTGTGAATTCTGATTGTGTCGGAACTACATTTATGTCCTTCAGATCGCAAAGCCTGCACAATTAAATTAACAGGGTAATTTTTTTCCCATGCTTCATCTAATGTCTTTTGATCTTCTTTGCTTAGTGAGTCATACATTGTTTGGTATGCGCAAACCCCAGCAAAACGACTGGTTACACGCTTGTTAATTATTTCTTGAAACGCGTTATTTAATGCCATTGCCTTACCTCCTACGAGAAGCGTACCGCAAAGTAAAAAGCCCCGCGTTAGCAGGGCCGTTTACTTACTTCGTTTTCTTTTTAGGCGCGGGCTTCTTCTTGCTTGCCTTTGCTAACTTGTCAATCTCTGCGGTTACTACATCTGCAACCAACCCAAATGCAGGGTCTTTCTTGTCAATGCCGCGGATTGCAGGGCCAACGACTGCCGCCGCTGTTGCAAATGCAAGCGCTTGAATGTCAGTTACTCCTGCGGCATAAAGCGCAACAGCGGTAACTGCAAAGTGGCGGATTGCTGATTTCAACATGTCTAAGTGCTTTTGTTCCATTTTTACTCCTTTGGGCGGGCTACCGCCATGATTGTTTTGTAGTCACGCCTCTTGAGGTAAAAGCCATCACCGTTTGACTGGCTTCCTGATTTACCGCTTGAGGTATTGCCCTCAAATACTTGTAGGTACTTGAGCGTTGTATGGTGGAACTTAACAATGCCCACATGATCAGGCTGAGCATCTTCATCAAATTGGAAGAACACAAGATCCCCGCGCTTTGCCTGACCAAGAGGCACAAGTTGATTGTTCTTTGTCAGGTACTTTAACCAAGCATCACATGAGGCAAAACCTTTTTTAGTGTTGGCTACTGACCCAATAATTCCAGCGTCAAAATACATCTTTGATGCAGACATTGCGCACCAGGGTTGATTGTTTAGGCCAAACCATTTACCAAATGTGGTGTCATTGTTTGGGCCTTCTGTGTAATTTACTGATGCTTCACAAAGTTCTATGACTTTATTTAGGCTCATCTTCTTTTCCTTCCTGTGGCTTTGGTTTGGATTTTAGTCCATTTGCCGACAAAATGCCTGAGAGCGTACCTGTAAGGAACACGCATAAAGTTGAAACAAGATCAATAAAAGCCGCATCATTAGGGGCTTGTGCCATAGGTTGAGTTACAAATACCAACGCATACAACATGGCAAAAACTGAACCTGCAAAAACTAAGGCAAGCAGAATTCCTATGGTGACAATTAAGCGGGCGTGTAATTCTTCAGGCGTGTATTTGCGTCTAGCCATTTGTCGTTTCCACATCAGGTAACAGATCCTTTGTACATTGTCCAACCGCTTCACATTGCGGTGGGTTACATTCTGCCTTTTCCCAGTTTACAAATTCCTGGCATGGATAGCGTGTATAACCTTGATACCCGCACCCTGTAAGGCTAACGGCGATTAAGAAGCAGGCTATAAATTTCATCAATGCGGTTCTCCAAACGCTTGATTGTGTCACCTTGTCGGTTCTGTTCATCTCGCAGTGATGTGCCGCCGTTGGGCTTTAACTCAGCCAGGTAATGCTTGACCAACCACCGTACTGCGGCTACAAAGCCACCTAAAATGGTAATAATACTGACGGCTAAAGCCGCCCAATCTAATGCGTTCATGGTGAAAAAGTATAACTGTTATGTCCAACTAATGATGCGAACAGTTCCGTTAGCATCAACTATCTTTGCCTGGTTAGTTGTAATGTTTAACCAAGCATCACCAATGCGCGGGTAAGTTGGATCAGTGGTTACATTGGGAAATGTAAACCTCACTGCGGTTTCTAATTTGCGTAAACGGGAGTCTAAATCTGCAAACATCTGATGCAAATTTGGCGGTTGATTGATGTAACCCATTATGCCACCGTTGTTCCTTGAGTTAATGTAAGCGTTACGCGCTCAGGCCCATCTTCTCCTGGTTGCACCGATAGCCCAACAATACGGTAGATAGCATCAAGTCCTTCAGGAAATCTACTATCTTGAATAATAATACGAGCGTCATCACCTAGTTGATAAGTGCCAAAAATAGGATCAACATAAGCAGGCACAACCATTTTAAGTGTTGTAGGTGGATAAGCAACCGCTCTAACTTTTCCTGCGGCTAGGTTATCAAGAACGGTTTGATCTGTAACATCTGAATAGTTATCTTGATCCTGAAGCAGCGCCCAACCTTCAGTAAATTTAGCAGTATCAGTTGCAATAGAAATCAATTTACCTTCATTTGAACCTGCGCCTAAAGCGTAAATTGTGTTGGCGGCAATTGATCCATCTTCAGGGTATTCATACTCAACCACATTTCCCGCAGGAAAAATAAATACAGGAACATTAAGATCACCCTGGCTATAAATTACACCTGAGCGTGGGTAGTAAGTGTTAAATGCTTTTGTTGGAACTCCGTTAATGTCATAAGAAACATCAACAAAAAAATCAAATCCATCTAACTGACGGCTTAAATCTTGAATAGCATTAAACACGGTTTTTAATTCATAGTAATAATAAACACGATCAACTAAAACACCTGATGATGTTTGCCCTGATGTGTTGTACAAAATACCAATGTCACCGTATGTTTCATCTTGTGCATCTTCAATTAAAGTTTTAGCAATTACTAATTGATCTATTCCATTAAAGGCTGTATCTGCCGTAATTCTTCTGCGCTCAAAATAAGAAATCCATTCGCGGGCATTGAATGTAAGTGTTTGTGATGTGCTGTTATAGGAGCGACCCCAAAGAACACCACCCCATACCAAAATGCCATCACGATCTACATAAAGGCCGCAACGCCCAGGGATAGTTGAAAGGCTTACATTGAATTGTTCAGCGTTGATACCTGACAATAAAAGGTGTCCTTGCAATGTTCCTGGTTGATTTAATTGCTGTGTAAAACCAACACCTGTTAATGGCAGTTCGCCAATAATAGAATTGCTTGCGAGATCTACAAAAAGGTATCGGTAAGTAGTTGCCATGACATTATTCTACGGCCTATTACTTACCCTAGTTCTGCAACTTCTTGGTCATCAACTTGCTCAACTTTTCCACGGGGAGAGGCTATAAATTTATCTGCTTTAGCGTCATAGATGTCAGTTATGCCAGCAAAACCCCCACGGAAATTCTCATTGTAAGAAGTTTGAACCCATTTAGTATTTTCGCCAAACAAAGATTTGCAATAAGCAATACCCAATGCCTCTTGCTCAACTTCATTTTCATCATGTGTTACATCATTATCAATTACAATGACACGCAAAACTACATTGTCTTTATCTAACTCTGCAAAATGTGCCATTCTTTTCTCCTATGCCATGTAACTAATAATACAAAAACCTGAACCACCAGCGCCACCAGTTGCAGATGTTGGGGTAGGTAGGGCTGCGCTAATTGAGCCTCCACCACCGTTACCAGTGTTTGCAAATGATGATACTCCATTGAGAGAACCACCTCCTACTAAGTTATTAGCAGAAATGCCAGCAAAACTTCCTATCGTCACTGGGTCTGTTGTATAAAATTGCTGATAAGCACCAGGGCCACCAGCACCATAATTATCTATACCAATTCCACCGTAACTTGTTACATAACTGTCTAAAGCAATTGACACTCCACCAGTACCTCCTGAAGATGCACCACCACCAACGCCAGGCGTTAATGGCATGCGAGTTATAGCAACATCAATACTGCTTAAAAAAGATGAAGTTCCGCCATTAAATCCGTATGCGTTACCCCCCGCTCCACCGCCGCCACCTGACGCACTTCCGTTGTTTACGGAATGTGAGCCAGCGCTAGTTGCTCTTGCTGTTGCATTGTAAATAGTTGCCGTTGTTCTATTGTAACTAGAAGCGCCCCCGCCGCCAAAAGCGGTAATTGTTGTAAACCCTGAACCAGTTATTGTGCTATCAGAACCAACTGATCCAGCCGCAGAAGATGTGCCGCCCGCTCCACCTGCGCCAATAGTAATTGTGTATGTTGTACCAGGAACAACGGTGACTGTTCTTTTAATAACGCCAGCACCTCCGCCTCCGCCCGCAATTGCAGCGCGTTCATTTTGAGTTACAGCACTGCCGCCCCCGCCCCCGCCCCCGCCTACTAAAAATACAGTAATTGAAGTGGTAGTAGAAGGAGCAGCCCATGTTCCTGTTGAGGTAAATGTTTGGGTGTAAGGTTTAACGCCTGCTGATGGCGGGATCTGTGAAATACCCATTTACGCTATTTCCACTCCTGAAATGTGAAAGTTTACGGTTGCCGCTGAAGCGCCTCCGCTAATTGTATCTGTGGCAACAAGAACTTGTCTAAGATCAATAAAAGCACTTGTATTGCCTCCGATAGTTACGGTTGTTGCTAAGGCAATACCGTCTAAAGTTAAAGTATAAGTTGCGTCTAATGAGGCTGTGTTTGTAACAACAATGTTAGACACAACTGTTGTTGTTGCTGAAGGTGTTGTGTAAAGAGTTGTTGCGGTATTTGTAGTAGCCGCGCCCCTAAATAATAATTTAGGATTAGTTGCCATTTACATTGCTCCCATCAAATAACAAGTTAATTGCAATTGTGTATTATCGCTTAATGATAGCGTAACTGCGCCTGTTGAACCGCCGCCTTGCAATCCTGTTCCAGCGGAAACGCTAGAAATGTCACCAACAGGAAGATTTGTAGTTGTAAGAACGCGGGTATCTGTAATGTTTCCACTAAGGATCTGACCAACACCAGCACCTACTGTTACCGTTGCTAAAGAAATTGAATTGTCAGGAAGTGCAGGTGCAACAGGAGAACCCGCAGGTGTTCCTGTGATTATCTGAAGGATTACATCATCAGCCGATCCTGTGTAATAACTATCTTGAACGGTTGCGCAAACTAAGTCAATGCGTGGGTTTGTTGGATCTGCGGTAGAAACCACCAATGTTTCAGTAGCGTCATTGTAAACAGTGTAAACACCCATGTTTGGTTGATAATCACCAATAATCACACACCAACCTGAAGCAACCCTGACGCTCATGCCTGCGGGTGAATTAGCGGTAACTGCAAGAGAACTGCTACTGACAATACCAGTACTAGCCCAAAGAGCCTGCGCTGTTAAGCGGTCATTTTCAGCGGGGTGTGATCCGTTTTGTAACCAACTGGGCGGATTGCGTAGTGCCATTTATTCTCCTAAATGTATGCAGAGTTCCATGTTACCGTAGCCTCAGTAACATTTGCTGCTGTTCCTGTACCAAACAAATAAAATGTTGAATTGCCAGGGGGCGCGGCAAACCAAGTTCCTGATGTTAATAAATTACGGGCGGCTTGCCCGTTAAAAGTAATCAGTTTATTGTACAAATCTACTACTAAAGTGTCAGCAGAGTCCATTAAAACTGTAAAGTTCAAAGCGTTGCCTGATGTTAAATCGCCTAAAACTGGGTTGATAATTGGGCCAACCAAAGTAATTGTTGGATAGGTAGTACCCCAACCAATGTTGGAAATAGTTGTTTGTACTGTGTTGGTATTGTTCCCATACACCAAATTGTAAATGCGGTTGTATGTACGGCCTACTGGTGGCAAAACGGCCATCACCGCTGTTTGAGTTAAGTTGTTGTAATAATTTGGATCAGGGCAGAAGAACTCCACCATAGATGTAATGTATCCGTAAGTGTAATTTGGATCTACTACTGTCTTTAATCCACGCACACGGGCATTTACAAATTGCTCAGATGTAGGGCTGTTAGGAAACTTAAAGTAAAGCGGTGTTGTTCCCTGGGTTTGAGGCAAAAGAACGCTTTGAATTGTGTTGTAATTTGTTTGCGCAGATGCTCCACCAGGCGTTCCTAATGTATTAAAAATAATAGTAATGGTTCTTCCAGCCAAAAAATCACGGCCTGAAAACATACCATCTGCATAACCACGGTTATCATCTTGATTACGGATACCAGGTAATGACTCAAGGCCATCAACGCTCAAAATTTGATACGGCGATCCAGCACCGCCAAATGTTTGATTGTTAAATGAGAATGAATAAACTTGCGTTAAAGTTGTCATAGTGCAATCAACGCCTGTCCATTAGGTCTTTCAATGTAAGTACCTCCGCTTGAAGTAACAACTTGTCCGAATTGAATTTGACTTACAACAGCGGCGGCCACTTGTTGCGGGCTTGTTAGATTAGTTGTGTTCACTGTCGTACTAATTACGGTAGTTGGAGCGCTACCAGGATTAGCACCACTAGCGGCGTTGATGCCAGCAATAGTTGTTGTATTGACTGATCCACCTGGTAAATTTCCACCCAAAATAGGGCTGAAAGATGGAGCGGCGGCAAATGCGGCTCTTGCTTGAGCAGCGCTAATTGCAGCAATAAGATTAATTACCTCATTAAGTTTCTCTCTTAAATCAGCCAGTTTTCTTTCAGTGGCTTTGTTAATCTCATCAATAGATTTTTGGTAATCTTTTTGTACTTCTTCAAGGGTTTCAGCCAAAGTTTTTTGCGCTTCTCCCAAACCTTCATTAAGGTCTTTTTGAGCCTGCTCCCTGGCTTCTGTGAGGGTTTTTAGAGCCTCTGCCATACTTTCATCAAAATTAGCCTTAGCGTCTGCTAGAGCCTCTTGCAAGGCTGCATCAGCCTCAGCCAATTTTTCATCACGCATGGCCTTAGCCTCTGCCATTGCATCATTGTAAGCAGCATTAGCCTCAGCCAAACTAGCGTTCATTTCTTGATTTACATTGTTCAAAGCCGCTCTAAGATCTGTACTTACTTGAGCAAAAGCGCTCATCAATTCTTTAGTAGCAAGAACTCCACCAGCGTTCATTGTGCGGGCTAATGAGTCTAAGCCGTATAAAGAAACATTTTCAACTTCGCCATACAAAGCCTGTAATTCTTTTGTTGCTTCAGGTGTAGCGGCTTTGAGAGCCTCTGCAATCTTTACGCCCGCTTCAGGGCCTTGCTTAACAACTTCCTCAATAAATACCTGGCTATAACCCATGCCAGCAAGTGCGGCTGCACTAGCCTGTAAATCTTTAGCAGCGCCTAATTTTTTCTTCAAATCTTGAATAAGTTTATCTGCGCTATCAGCACCGCCAGTAATAGCATCTGCAAGGCTAAAACCAGTCTTAGAAGCAAAAGCATTACGCAAACGATCAATTGACTGTTGCACAATTGACATTTCTTTTTCAGCGGCTTGTCTAGTTAAATCCGCAGATTTCTTTTGCGCGTTTAATTGTATGTCAGAAATTTTTGCATTGTAATTAGCGGTAAGTTGTGTAGTCTTTTTGAAGTAATCATTTTTAATTTGCAAAATTGTTTGAGCATGTCGTTTGGTTGCTTGTTCTTCTGCTTTGTCTCTGCGTTGTTGAATGTCCACTGTTTTTTCATCATAATTCTTTTGAGCAGAGTCCATTCTTTCTTGATAATCTTTTTTAAGATCTGCAACGCGCTCGTCATAGCGTTTGTGAGCGTCAAACATTTTTTCATTACGATCTTCAAGAACTTCTTGAGCCTTTTCTTGTGCGTCAGAAATGACTCTATTCATGTCTTTGTAAATGCCTGCTACATCTTTTTTATAACCTTCAAGTTTCTTTTTTTCTTTGTCGGTAAGGCCGCCCCCGCCCCCGCCGCCTCCCGTGTTAGTTACTCCATTGCCACTGCCATAGGTAAACGCGCCTTCACCATAGCCACTCTTAACAGAACTTTTAAGATCAGATAAATTTTTGCTTGTTGCTTTGATTGAGTCTGATGCCTTTTGAGCGCCATCTGCAATGCCTTTAGCCCAACCCATGCCTGGCACTTTGCTGAGCATACCAATGAATTTACCAATGCCTTGAACCAGGTAAGCAAAACCAGTCAGGACTATTTGCACACCCTTGATAACAATGCCTCTAAATGTTTCTGATTTCTTCCATGCAAAAACAAACGCCGCACCAACAAGGGCTAAGGCCGTAACTATTAACCCAATTGGGTTTGCTCGCATGGCCGCATTAAGAGCAAGCATAGAAGCGGCTAATCCATTAGTAGAAGCAATTGAAGCAAGAGTTGCACCCTTCATAAGAGTCATAGCAACAACATACAATTGTTGAGCAACTTTTACTGTAACAAGTGCCGCTTTGTAAGTGTACAAAGCAATTACTAAAGTGCCTATAATTCCTACATAAATTTTTATTGCGTCACCATTGTCTTTAAGAAATTTACCCAAAGAACGCAAGGCAGGAATAAAAGTTTTAGTAAGAAACCCTGTAACGGCTAATAATGCAGGCAATAATTTTTTACCTAAATCTGTTTTTAGCGCATCAAAATCATTTCTTAAGGCTTGCATTTGACCTTCAGGAGTGTTTCTTAATTCTTTATTAAAGTCTTTGTATGTAGAATTCAAAACATCAACAATTGCCGCAGATTTTTCTGCTTCCGTTCCTGATGAAATAAGTTTTTTAGTGTGATCATCAAGCACAAAACCGACTCTTGTAAGAGATCCAAAATTACCGTTGAGCGCTTGTGCCAATCCGTTTGTCATTTGCTTAAATTCATCTGCGCTTGCGTTAGCACCCTTTTCAGCGGTGACATAATCAAGAATGGCAGGAGTTAATCTTTCAATCGTGTCAGCCTGCAAATTAAATGTTGCCAACTGTGATTGCGTTTGCGTAATGTTTCCGCCTGTTACAACGCCTACTTTTTCTAACGCCGCCGCTTGAGCATTAAGTGCGGCTACTTGTTCATCAGTTGCGCCAGTACCAACTTTCATCAATTGATACAAACGCTGTTGTTGCGCCTCTGCTTCCATAGCCTGCGTAATAACATCTCTACCAAATTGCAAAACCTGAGTACCAGCAAAAGCAATACCAAGAGATGCGCCAATTTGTTTTATTTTGCCTATAAAATTAGTCATGCCACTAGATGCGGTTTGAACAGATTTGTCGATACCCTTAATGGCATTTTCTGCCTGTGTTAAACCTTTTTTAAGTTCACTTACATCTGCCTGTAATTTAATCAGCATTGGGGGGATTAGATCAGACATGCTTAACTCCCCAATTTCTCTCTAACAGCGGTTGCAAAGATCCTGTTTAATTTGCCGCTAAGGTATAGCGATAAAGCCGCAGGTTCTAAGTAAGGGTATTTTACCCCCGCAGGCCATTTTCCACCGCCCTTTTCTACTTGACGGGCATAGATCATTGTTGGCCCAACTTCAGCGGTGTAAACACCTAAGCCGACACGATAAGTAGTTTTAATAGATCGTTTAAGATTACCTGTAACTGTGTTAGGCCCTGATCCGCCAACATGTCTTGGTGGCGTGATTTTTAACCACGGCCTTCCAGTTTTTTTACTTACACGCTTTTCATAACTGCGTGTACCTTGAAAATTTAATTTTGCCTGGCGTTCAACTGCAAGGCCAACGCGCATAACTCCTAATTGCGCGCCTTGTTCAATCTTTTCAGCCGCTCCATCAATCGCGGCGAGAACATCTTTAAGGTTCTTAATGACAATTTCAGCCATTTCCTAACCCTTCTGCTTTCACCTCATCAACGGTTCTAGCAATTGCTATCAACCAATCTGCCGTACTAGCGGGCAGGTTATCTACCTGTTCAGGTGTCCAACCAAACCGCTCTGCCATTTGGTAGTAATACCATTGCTCATCAGGATAAGAGAACGCCTCATGGCGTTCCCCACCCTGAAGTAACCATTTTAGGCGTTGGAGTTCTCGCCAATTGCTTTTGGGTCTGCCTCTGTCTGTGGCGTTTCAGCCAGGTTAGGAAACAGATACTTTTGAGCGTCTTTTGTATGTTCTACCAAAGCATCATAATCAGTCATTGTTAGTTCATCTAATGACTCAAGTTTGACTGATGGTGGAATTAAATCAAATGACCATGACTCAACAAGCATTGCAATAAGTGCATCACCTAATGCAAGCGCCTTAGTTAAATCTCCGCCTACTGCGCTATCTGCACTGCGCATAACATTTTTACGATCTTTTACGCGTAATGTTGATGGATCTTTAAGAACTACTTTTGCCCCTGACGGTAGCGTTACTTCTTTAGACATGTTGCCTCCTGTTGGTTTGCCTTCCTAAATCATACCTAAAAGTAGAGCAAGCGGTGTGGGAGAGCGGG